ATCGGGATCGGCCCTTGGGCCTCGCACTCTTCGTGTGAGGTCCGTACGCGCTCATCATCCGCCGTCAACCAAAACTTATGCGTTATCCCATGACGCTTCATTCCATCCATGCGGCCCGTGTTGTAGGCCGAAGCCGTCTCCGTCTGCGCAATTGTGTGCGCCCGTCCGGCGTCGATCCCTTTAAATTCCTTTTGTACCCGCGCCGCGAGCTCATCCATCGTCTCCCCGTTCTGGACCCCTTCCTCCAGCGTCGATTTTATATCCTCGTAAATTTCCGGACCCACCTGCGAAAGCCGGTTTTCCCGCTCAATCGTAAAATCATGAATCAATCCGTGCGGCGTGACATATTTGCGGTCTATGCCGAGTTCAGACAACAATCCCTGGCCGGATATTTCCAGCGCCTCAGTCCCCGCCTCGCGCATCTCCGCAAAAAACATTTCCGTGAACGAATCCAGGTCAAACATGAAATCCATCGCAACGGGCCGGCCGGTGGCGCTGCCACTGTTGGCAAATTGACCGCGAGCGGAGTTCGCAAAACCCGCTTTGCCCGCGCCGCGATGAAGCCGGTGCAAAACCTGAACCTGCGCATGCGCGAGAGACTTCCGGATACCGCCCAAATAAATTTGCTCGATGGCCGAACGCACAGCGTCATGCCGGCCGATCTCCTTTCGGCGCTGGATGCGCTTTAGTCGCTTCACCGTCCTGGGGAATGATTCATTCATTAGATCAATCCGCCGAGTTTGTGCGCCGTCGCTTTGCGCCGCTGATTGCTCGCCACCTGCACGCCGTCTACAGGCAGTGGCGTTGTATCCGCCGTGGCCGGCAACTCCGTGCGTTCCCGTTTCGGGTCCGAACTGGCGATTGCGGCCAGCCTTTTAACTCCAGTGTCATGCGCCTTTTCTCGTTCCTCCGTCTTGAACGCTCTAAGCGCCGGAAACGACGCCAGCCATTTCCAGCGCACAATATCGATCAACGTTTGCGCCAATGAGTCCGGGACCGTCACGCCGGTCTGATCAACCTGATTTCCACCCGCCTTGATTTGGCTACGCGCCGCGTTCAAAGCCTTCGCCAAAATCGGCTGCAACTGATCGCTCGTGATATTTTCAAGCGCCGCCACTTCCCCGGACGTCATCTGTTCCGTAACGTCTGTCGTTGCAAGGGTGTTCCACATTTTAAAAAGGTGGGACGGACTCCGCGCCCGCCCCATTTATGCGTTATGGAAAAAGACCCGCGTAAGTGTTCGTCGGGTCGACCAATACAGTTACGGCCGTGCCATTGCCAATACTCAACAATCGTGCGAGCGCATAATTATCCACTTGAGCGGCCGTGATGTTTGTCGAGGCGATGGTGCGGGCCGCCCCCTGGCAATAAAGCAGGACGTTGAAATTCGGCGACGTCCAATTCGTTACCGCGTTCGGGCTGCCGATCGGGCCACCGGTCACAGTCGCGAACTGCAGGACGTTTGTGAGCGGCGCGGTCGAAGAACTCGCCGGCGTCATCGCCTCCGTCAGATTGAACCCGCGCCCCCGCCAGATATAGAACGGTTGCGAAGAGACACTCAATGTCGCTCCCGACGCAATGTTTGTCCCGCCGTTGGCCGAGAAAGGCGTGAAGTTCGAACTATTGTTTAGCGGCGTAATGACCATTTGCAATGGCATCTGCGCATGAGCGGACGAGACGGCCGCGCCCATGGCCAGCGCCACACACGTGCCTGCGACCGCCTTACGAATTATTTTAATTAACTTTTTCATTTTTCCTTTCGTTTGTTTTGATGGTGGGGCGGCGACCGCGCCGCCCCGTTGAAGTGTTTATGGCGTTATGATCAATTTGCGGATGCCCTGCGCGTAAGTGATGACGATCTTTTCGTAGAACTCAACGGTCACCATGACCAGCTTCGCGCTGATTTGGTGCACATAGACCCGGAACAATCCGCCACCTTGTTCCTTGTCAAACGTCGAAACGAACCGTTTGATGTTCGACGGGTCTTCCGTGTCCACGTTGTCCATTGCGAAAAACGTGTAAACATTCGGGCCAAGGATTTCCTGTTTGGCCGCGCCGGTCGCCTGGTAACGCTCACGGCTGATCTTGACCCGATCCACCTGCAGCGCGGCAGCCATCGCCGCCTCAGCGCCAGCCGGACTATATCCCAGATAACCCGCAGGATTGTTTTGCGAACCGTAAGCCTGGTTGCGATATAGAAACGCCGAGTCCCCATACAGCACGCGATTGTTACGGATACCCGTGACAGTCGTCTGCGTCACCAGATCACCGTTGATGTCCATGTCCGGATTGGGCGGTTGAATATCCGCACTCTCCGGCGTCGGTGCCCAGGTCAGATTTACGGAGACGGCCGCCGCCGATAACGCGGCGATGCCACGACGGAAACTATTGCGGTATAATCGCCGAGACAATTTCGCCACGGCATTTTGCTGCCATGATGGAATCATGCCCGCGCCCACGCCCGTGTCCTGAACGTTGTCAAGATCGATGATCAATGACAGGCCGCGATTGTAGGTTTTGTCCTGCACGTCCGAGCCTGTATATTTCACCGTCTTGAAATCCGCGCCGATGGCGCGTTGATCGTCCACAATTTCCGACAGAAACTCTTCAGCGTTGTTCGCCTGCTTCCATTCGAAACGCCGCCCTACGGGAACGGCCGGGGCGATGAATTGAAGCGAATCTTCGATGTTGTTGGGATCGCGCCAGCCAACCGTAAAGTTGGTCAGCGGTTCGCTGTAATAGGTTTCCAGGAATGTTCCGGCGTTACAGAACTGCACGGCCAGATCGCGCCGGCCATTCATATATTCCGTCAGCCGCTGGTCATAATTGTCCGGGTGATATCGCTCTTCATTTGCAAACATCACCAGATCGCGCCGATATCCCGTGCCACGATCAAGTCCCATGATTGGCTCCTGCCGATCAATGGAGTTCGCAAATTCAGGCATTTGGATTTTCCCGAAACGCAGCCCGCGCGCCTCAAGATTTTTTTGCAAAACTGTCTTTTTCATTTTTCCTTTGATTGTTAGGGCGTTGCTGCTGCGCCGCCCAAATTTTGGTTTTTAAACGAGGGTTAATGGACCATCAATAGGTCTTTTGGAATGGGAAACAGGGAATGAACTCGAAATCATCGCCCGCCACTACCGGACCGCCCGCGTCGTTGTCGCTCGGCACAATTGCCTTGCCAACGACCCAGAATGTTCCGGCCGCCGCCGCTGGGCAAATCGCCCGGCTCGTACCGTCCTTGGCCACGCAAATCCGCGTGTTGTTAGTCACAGAGCCATCGCTAATTGCCCGCGTTGTCCCCACACATCCGCCAAGCAACTTGATCGCGATGGGGACATCCAGGGCATTCGTATCCGCCAAATCGTCTGAAAGCCCCAGCGGTTCATTGGTCCCGAGCGCTGGCGTGCATTCATTCGACGTCCCGCTCTGTTCATAAAACAGATAGCGCAACGTCGTGGCCGTATCCGACACCATCGATATCTTGCCATGCTCATGTGATCCACTACCCACATTGCAAAACTGTGGCAATGGGGATCGCGACTCAGGCAACGGGCGCAATCGGAGGCGCAACAGAAGATTCCCCAGCCAGACACCAAGCAGAAGCATAAGCATCCGCCATTTGCTAATGATGGTCCCGGACCGCTGACGGCCGGTGGCACGCAATGCGTTTTTGACTTTTGCCATCGCCCACGCAAACAGGGCGACCACAACGGCCAGCAAGGCCACAATGACCGACATTTCAATGATCTTCATTTCGTTTTGGTTTTGTTGTTGGTTTGTTTGCTTCAGGCCGCCGCGCTCTTCACGCGGCGCCCCTGGGCGTTGATTACTTATTCGCCTTCGGTTTCGCGATCGTCTTGGGCTTCTGCGCCGCATCCGAGGCGTCCTGGCCTTCGACAGCAAGCTTGGCCTGCTCATAGTTCAGTGCGCCGTTAGACTCGCGCATCTTTGCCCGGATACGCTTTTCCACTTTAGCTGAAGGCGTCTCTTCAGTGGGCGGGTTCGATACCCGCAATTTGTCAATGGCCGCGACCATCGCGTCCTCGTCCGATCCTTCCGGCAGATTCAATGCATCAGTGACTTTTTTCATGGTGATATGTTTTATTTGGTTTTGATTTTCGTTCGATAGGATAGCCACGGCGCAGGCCTTTACCGTTTGATTTCAATGTGTGGCGCCTCGAACAATTGCGGATGCCGGCTCCGCGCCAGATTTTGGATCTGTTTGCTGTGCTTCAATGGATCGAGCTTCTGTTCCGCCGCGATTTCCGCGCACACCTCATTGCAGAACTGCCGGCGCTGGCTGGCATTCGACAGATCTATTTGGTCCCGGCGTTGGCCCCGCTCCAAAGTGAACGAAGTCGTCTTCACTTTCGGCGTCAGTGCGCGAATAGCCGTGAGCTCGTTGGCAAACTGCGCCGGCACATTCAAACGCCCATGCCACGTCGCCTTTTCTGCGTCCGTGATCAAACCGTGCCTGATCGCGCTGGCGAGCTCATCATTGATGCGCCCCGCTCGTTCGTTGGTAAACTCTGTCCGGGCCGAATCGCGTTCAGAGACCAGGCTCGTTACTTTGCTGTTGGCCTGGTCAATGGTTGCGGCCGGGTCCGTGATTTGTTCCGCATTTGCAAACTGAATTCCCAAAGCCGTGCAAAGGCCCATGAGTTTCGATTTGATTGTTTTGGTCGCGGTCGCGGCATTGGCCGATTCATTCGCAAACGCCGCCACCTTTGTTTCAACTTGGCCTAGCGCCGATTCCAATTTGGCATCGTCGTCAACATCCGCCGCGTTGGCGAACTGAATGCCGAGCAAGCCCATTACTGCTATTATTCGTTTTTTCATGTTTTGTTTTTGTTGTTGTTTTTCTGCCTCGGCATTCGCGTCGGCGAGAGTGTCGTCAGAGTTGAAAAACTCGACGGGTAAATGTGGGTAAGGCGTCAGGCCTGCGCTCGCGATTTGGGTCGGGCAATAAACCGGCAAGCCGTTTTTGTCTCCATCTGGGACTGATTCAACGAACCGCGCCGAAAAGCCACGGACCTTTTTGCCGTTCACCAGCGTGCGGCCTTCCACCAGGTCCACGCCCTCGTTGGTGAACACAGGCAGGCCATAAATCCCTTTGTCTCTGATTTCCATATCAGCGAAGACGCCCTTCGATGTTTTATCCGGATAACGCTTTTCCATTCCCGGTGCGTCCGGATGGCCCAGGTAAATGTTGCAACCGCGAATGAATTTTTTAAGGCCGGAGCGGGAATTATGAAATTGGGCGACCATTTCCTCCGCGCGCTCTTTGCTGATCCGCTGGATGGCCTTTCCCTTTTTTAAGCGGCCGTCCGGCATGGGAAATAGCGCCTCGCTCGGAAAATCCCCGAGAGGCGCGATCATCGCCCAGCCATCCGCGTCTATTGAAAGCTCATTGGCAAAAAACACGGTCACTGTGTCCGCATTGCAGAACTCCACTTTTGTCCCTTGAATTTTTTTCATTATCATTTATGGTTTAATCACGCCGCGCGTCTCGGACGTATGCGCGAAGCCTGCCCCGCAAGGGGCAGTAGCACGTAGCTACGGCGTTTTGGTTTTATACATTGTCTTTGCCGCAAGAAGTTTTTCATTCGTCCACTCCTCTTCGACATAGTAAGTGGTCCCGTTAAATCGTTTGGAGTATTTGATTGCAGGCAGTCCCCGGGCCGTTTCCCCGATCTCGACTGTGTCTGGATTTGAAACAATCGTCGGAATTTTTTCGATATCATCCTTCGTAACCGGTAAATGCCCTTCCTGGTCTTCACGGCCAACGCCGTGCTGCTTATGGATGTGGTTGATTGCGTTCCGGCCGACAATATGTCTGAATCCCGAAACGTCTCGGCCAGTCGCCGCCTTGATGCGCGCCACCGTCGCCGCCGAAACATTCGCATAGACCGCTTCATCAGCCTTTCCATCCAACACATCCTTAACGGTGAAGGCTGGCGCGCTGCCTCCGCGCGCGCCCGGCCGGCCCGCATGGCCCGGATCGCTATTGGCAAATTGCGAGCCGAGGGATTCCAACAACATCTGCAAAACTCCCTGTGCCGCCTTCGGATCGTTTTCGATTCCAAGTTTTTTAAGCAGATCATCCAGGTCGGCCTTCATCGCCGCCTTCAGCGCTTCTGCCTCGGCTGAATTCGCAAAAGACAATTCCGGATTTCTATCCGTTTCATTTTGCGCGATCTCCGATCCGGGTTTGTTCGGGTCCGTGGGCGCTGGCGTTGCCGATACCAGCCTGTCATCGGTCGGCTTAAGTGATTCCCGAGAATACCGCTCCAACGTGCTTTGAACTCCCAACAACGGGTTGCCCTCGCTGTCTTTGAATCCGGATAGAAAAGTATCGACCGCCAGGTCATCCTGAATATTCCGGCGCGGCGTCGTGCGCAATTTGATATAGGCCAGGCGCGGCGCATCCGGACCAAACTTCCAGGCGAGCGCAAACTTTGTGACCTTTGCGTCGAGAGTCTCCTCAATCAGCTTGGAGTCGTCCGTTTCGAGGATTTCGGATTCATCCTCCTGCAGACTCGCGCCTGCCCCGTGCTGGCTGCTCTTTGTCCCCAGGTCCCCGCCACGCCAAAGTTGCGTGATGGCCCGGTCGAATACTTCCAAAAGCTTTTCATAACCCGCATCGCCGTTTGACTTGGCTTCAATCAGGTTTATTTTGGCACCGCGATTTGTGACCGTGGCCCACTCCTGGGAAAAATCCTGAATCGACTCGACAAAATTGTTCCATTCGGCCGTTCCCTTTTGCGCATCCGTTTCTCCGTGAATTCCCGGCATCCCAAATTTATCAAGAAAGGCGAGATTCGATTTCAGCAACATCGCCTTCATCAAATAGAGAATGCTGCACGATTCCATCAACCCGTCACCGCAGGTCACCAGCCAATCGCCTGGCAGCATATCCACGCCGTAAACCTGAAACTCACTCGGGAGAAACCGAAGCTTGCCCCGCGTCCCTTCAAACCACCAAACCGGACAGAAAATAAACTTCGCCGTTAAATCAAACTCCGGCCCTGAGTCTTTAGCCTTCTCTGGATTCTCCGTCGCGTCATCAGTTGCGCTTCCACCTGCCTTGGCCCGCGCCGGTATCGGCACCCAAACCATTTCATGGACGGCATAATATTTTCCAACTGCGTCCATCATTTGCCGGAACAGCAACGACATGCCCCCCTCCTCATCCGGGTTCAGCGCTGTTGTGACCTCGGCATTGGCGTAGAAATTGGCGAGGAAATCCTTTTGCTCCTGGGCGAGCGCCTCCAGGGCATCATCAATATCGTCCCGAATCAAAATGTCATAGCCATGTCGGGCAACACTCTTCATCCGCTTGGGCCGCGTGATCTGAAGCTGATAATCCCGGCGCTCCATAATATCCCAGGCCATGCCCGCCCCACGGAAGAAGCCAACGCGCCAATTATCCAGGTAATCGACAAGGCGTTGAAAATCCAAACCTTTGATTGGATTCCCCCGCATCCGGACAGAAAGAGTCACCCTGGCCGGCGTCATGGACGCATCCGGTTCATTCCTATACGCGCCCTTACGGTTCCTCGGCGTCCTGAAATAATCTATTTCGTCCGGCGACGGATTGGTGATCTGGCTGGTCGCCGGGCGCTGATCCGCGCCGCGCGACTGATAAGAAGGATTGGCAAGCTTCGGATTCGTTGCGCCGCCATCCGAAAACAGCCCATTCATTACATTCAGGAACTGCCCCCGCTCGTTTTTGGTAAGGCCCCCAAAGGATGAAACGACCCGTTCCAGCTTGGGTAATAGCCGCTTAACGTTGATGCCGCCTCGGTCGATTTCGGGACGAGATTTCGCCTTGGTCTTACCCATATATATATGCCCCTCCCTGGCAGTGACGCCGCGCTTGGCCGGTGGCGAGGCCACCGCCGCCCGTAGAACGGGCGGAATTCGTGAGTCCGGCTGAAAGTTTTAATGGGGCGTTAATGGCCCGCCGTTCGCCCACCAGCGAACGATTGACGCCACCGTCATGGAGAGGGGGGGTAAACGGCCCTAGGGCTTGTGGCGCGCAAATCACTGCCCTCAATGCATAGTGGCCCCGGCGCAAACCGGCATATATATATGAAGGGTTCATAATGATGGCGGCTAGGTCCATATTCCTCCTTTAGTTGAAATGCGCCCTTCGCGGCCTGGGATGGTTACCCTTTCGTAAGCAAACCTCGCGGGCCGATTCCCAAAGCAAATCACCTCGGCAAGTTTTGAATAGCAATCACTCAACAGAAAATGGTTTTCGCAGGCGTCGACGTAATCACTGAGTGTCCCGTCATCTTCCTTTTCCCGCTCGCTGCCCGTGATCAAATGTGCTTCGACAGTATCCAGGATGGGCGCATGCCCCGGCGACATGCGCGGCAGCAACATCATCGGTTCTTCCCGCACTATTGAACGCCCTCCGCCAGGAGCGTTGGAGACATCGATCACTCCTTCAGCCGGTGTCAGAAATTCCCGCACCACACGATCGATGCTTTCATAACGATTGCATTCGATGCATGGGACAAACTTTTTCTGTCCGCCCTCTTCGAAGCGGACAATGCTCTGCTGAATCCCCGCTCCCAATTTTGTTTTGGTGAAACGGACCACCGCGCATTTGAGATTCAGCCAGCGGGAATTTTTGCCGTCCCAGGTCAAGCCGCCCGGCAAAGAAATGTAAGCCTCTTTGTCGTCTGGAATTTCCGGCCAAAAGGAAAGCTGTTGAAGCCCGTTCAACGCCAGGGCAATTGTCCGCGACTCATTCACAAGCGGCCGCTCATCAATGAACAGTCCCGATAATCCCAACCGCCCGAACAAAACGATCGTGCGACCCACTACGTCGCCGGCCGTCATCTTTTCCGCCGCCAACAATCTGCGCCGGCCGGCCGGATCCACTTCACGCGCCCAAAGCCAACAACGGTCGCCCATGTCCAATCCGCCAAACGCGGAACAGTTCGCGGCGACCATCGGTTTCAGGTCAAACGTCTCGACTGAACGCGCCCGGTCCATGACCGATGGCGTCAGCGCCTGGGCCGTGCTCTGCGGCAGCCCCAGGACATCGCACCGGAACACAATCATTTCTTCCGGATCGGCGACGGCCGACTGGAACCGTCCGACAATTTGCGACAGATCTATTGCGCCGATTCCCAACTGCGAAATCCGGAAACTCCACTTGCGCTGTTTTATTAACGCTGGCTGCCGATGTTCGACAATCGGTTTGCGACGATCCAATTCCGATCCGCATTCAACACACCCGAGGAAATAATCATTCAGCGGATCATGCACGGCCGCTGCCTCATCGTTCCCTGATCGCTTGAAGTCTCCGGCCCATGTCAGTTGAGGCGCGTTAACCGATCCGTCCAATCGCCTTATCCTGATGATCTGCGGAAAGTTCTCCTCCGGATTTTGGACCTTTCCACAGCTCGGACATTGCAAATTGAAAACGCCCTGGCTTCCATCCTTCCACGCCTTGTTCATTCCCCGGCCGTGAACCCGTTGCGTGCCGATCTTCAGCGTGAACCTCAAATCGCTGGCCGCCATACGGCCCCGGACGAATTTCGCCATCTTGGGATCAATGTCATCCACCTCATCCATCGACGTGGCGTCCATGCTGAACGTTGTGGGAACCTTCCCCAGGCCGCGAATCATCCCCACAGACTTGCGCTCGCCGTCCGTCACCAGGAATGCGCCCTTGCGATTCACGGCCCGGCCGGACTTGTTCAGCGCCTTCCCGACCTGAACCATTTCCGCAAACCAACCGATTTGATCAACCACGTCCGGACGAAACTTTGAATCGACAATGCCCTCCACCAAATCATCGTCCGGGAGATAAAGACCAAAATTAAGAAATGGCTGCGATGTGATATAAGCGCCAAAATTAAGTTCGAAGATCGTTTTCCCGAATTGCGCGCCACCGGCCAGGTTGACTTCAGAGTCCGCCAATTTCTCCGACACAATTTTGTCAACGATATCAACCACGGTTTCAATCGCTTCCCGTCCCTCAAAAGTGTACGGGCCGTGAATACCGCCCCCGACAGGCACGCGGGCATCCTTTAAAAGAAATTCCTTGAACGATCCACGGCGCGGAGCGTCCACGCCACGGCCGTCCAATGCCGCTTCGGCAATCTGTTCAATGGAGCGATGCCTTTTCATTTCGCAACGGTGTCCACGCCGGCCGCCTTCAATGCCGCGAACGAATCCCGAAACATTTTTTGCACGGCGGGAAACGCTCGCGCTTCCTCCAGGCAAACTTCGAGCGCCTTTTCCTGATCCGATTTCCGCGCCTCGGCCGCTTTCCGTTCTGCGAGCGAAACCTCGCGTTCCTTGAACGCCGCCTTGGTCTGCCCGGACAACATTTCCATGACCGTCGCAGTCATCGAATTCGCCAGGGAAAGCAAAGGGGCAAACTCCTTCGGGTCCCGCGCGGCCTGGGTCGTCATGTTGAGGATTAAAACCCGATGCAACTTCACCAGCGTTTCCAATTCCGGCGCGGGATTCCGAGCGAACTCCGACTCCACACGCCTGCACTGGTCCGCTCCCGAGACAATAGAAGAGAGCAACGATTCCTGCGCACGCTGCTGCCGCAACTTTGCCAAATACCGGGATACCGTGCTCGCGTCGATCGTCAACCCTTCCTCTCGAAGCCACTCCACCATCCGATCGAGGGTTTTCCCCGACTCCTCCATGACCAGCAACGTTTCCGCATACTGATCGAGCTTGGATTTTTGTTCTTTCGGCATTGTGCATTTTTTGTTTGGCCGCTAGGCCGGCCAATTCATGACGTGCGCGGATAACTTCCGAACATCGGCGCGCCGCCGAATATTGTCAGCCAGGTCTGCGGCCATGAGAGAAACTTTCGTTTGCTGTTCGCCGGCCGGAAGATTTTCAATCTCCCGGCACAGTTCCGATGCCGCGTCGACCAATTGGTCAAGTGTCTTCATTTTTTATAATTGCAAGTGGCGCTGCCACTAGGCTCGCAACGCCTGCGCCCTGATTTTCCCTTTCGGCGTCAAATCCCACACCCGTCCCATTACATCATCATTTGTCCCGGCGATCAGCGCCGCCTCCTGGGCGTCCTTGATGTGATCGTTTAAATCGCCATCCGTGAAAGCCACGCGCGCAAAGGCGCTTTGGATTTGCGCTTTCAAAACCGATTCCGGCACCGGCCCCCTGGCCGCATGAATCGATTTCAAAATCCACACCCGGACATCCAATTCAAATTGAGTCATAACATTTGGACCGCGACTGCGATCTGCCCCGTGTGATAACCATCGCCGGACACCACCCGCGCCAGCTTCTTGCGACCGCCCGCATTGATTCGTTCCACTTCCAGCGCGCACCAATCGCCGAACGGAATAAATCCATACTGCGAATGAAGCCGCACCGACGGCCAATCAAACACCGTCAGCGTGTTTTCGAAAGTGGATGAGCGGTCTGTGCTCCCTGGACGCCCGTTCGGTTCGGATATTTCACCTCGCGCCACCGGCGTCTCTACGTGGGAATCGCATTGGTTCAGCCGCCCAAAATTCGGAATGGCGGCCCCGGCGCCAGCCGGCAGCCGCCCGAAAATTTCTGTTTCCATTCGGTTCATTTTGTAAATTCTGTCTAAAAACTTTTGACTATTTCAGGTTCCCTGTGTTCCGCAGCAGCGCCACGATCTCATTCGGCAACGCCTGAAACTTTTCGTTGTAATCATCAATCGCGCGGTCGATCCGGTTATGTAAAATTCCCCGTTGCTTATCATTGTCCCGAACGTGCTCGAAAAATTCCGGCTTGCTCGCAAACTGATCATGCATCTGTTGGGTCACATGCACACTCAACGTGCGATTCGTGACGTTCACGTCGGTGGCCCGGCGCATCGCGGCAATCGCCACGATCACCGCCGCCGCCGAGATGAAGTCCCCCAGGACCATTCCCAAAATCATGCAAATATCCGTCGCGCTCATAGCTCAGTTCGCCGTTTCTTTATCATTGGCCGCAACCGCTGGCACATTGGCGGGTGGCGCTGCCACCGCCAAACGAAGAAGTCCGGGAATATTTTGGCTGATCGGATTTGCTTTCAGATAGGCATCCAATCCGTGCGCAAACGCGATGACGAATAGCAACCCCAACTGTTTCAAATCAAACGCCATCATGGATGGCACAAGCTCGTGAGCCGCCGACCCGGCCGTAAACGTCGTGCAGGCCCGCACCGCCGAATCAAACGCGCTGGCATTCATCGCCAGCCAGTACCGAAAAAGTTGTTGTTTAATTGAGTTCATAGAAGTTGAATCCGTTTCTGATACGCTGCCAGGTAATGATCCCCCACGAGCACATCCGTATGTTTCAGCATCGCTCGAAGAAAACCGATCGAATCCGAATCCGCCGTCTCCCACCAATGCGGATTTGTCAGCACGCCATTGGGCGCGCAAAGAAAAATCTCCTGGCCGCCATGCCGGTAACCGTCGAGGAATGGAAGCGGGACCGCCACCGGAACACGCGGCACAATGTCATTCTCATTCACCACGCGAAAAGTGATCTCCCCAAGCTGGTGCGGAAACCCGGCCGGCGCATGGTTGTAGACAGAAACAAACGCGGCATTCCCCACCCGCGGCTGTCCGAACGTATAAACCCCCGCCACATTCCACGACTGCCGGCAAAACTCCACCGCCGCCAGCACCGCCAGTGCGCCCCCCAACGAATGACCCGTCACAAAAACTTTCTTCATCGGCTTCGGCAATAAACAGCGCGCCACCGTCGCCATCAAATCAGTCGCGATCGAATCAAAATCAAACAGAAACCCATGATGCACTTCTGCCGTCAGCCCGTTGTAATTCCAATTGCCCGAGCAGAGCGCATGGCCGCGCTTCCCCGTTTTATCCAGCCAGCACTCCGCATCATGAATAAAATCCTCCGGCGATTGCGACCCGCGAAACGCCACACCAATGTAATTCGGCCCATCAAAGACCAACGCTTGCGCTTCCGTCCCCGCGTTCGTCACCGCCTGCACATGATGAGTCAGATGCGGCGACTTGCTGTAAGCCGCCTCGCTCAGCTCCAGGCATGCCCGCGCATTCGCCCAGGAGAAGGTGGCCGTCCCGCAAGAGAGCCGGATGGTCCCCGCGCTCTCGCGCGGTCGCAAGCCTTCAGGACCGTTGCAGCGATCCACTGCCGTCCGGCGCGACAGGTTCTTTTTCATTTATGGGGTAGAATGCGTTTTTATCGTAGGAGACGACGTCAGGAGACTCTGACTAATTTAGTTCGCCGCCGCCGCTTGGCCTGTGGTGCCACTATTCGGTTGGCTCGTGGCACTGCCACTTACCGCCGTCGCCACCGCTGAAGCCACCGCTGCCGGAATGGCATTCAGTGAATTCACCTCGTTCGTCAGATCCACGCCGGCCGCAGAGGCCACCGACTGAATCTGAACAATCACCGGTTGCAAAGCGGTTGTGACCGCTGATTCAATTTGTCCCGGCAATGCGGCAATCGCCGCGTCCAACTGCGCTTGATTCATCATGATTTTTTTCTCCAGTTTTGAAACCCGTTCTAGGATTTCGGTTAGTGCTTGTTTCGTTTTTTCATCCATGGAGGCCCCGGCGCGCCGGTTAGAAATGCACCGTCAGATGCACCCCGCCCAGGATATCAACGCCACTCTTCGTTGAATCATTCGCCACCAGCGCGCCCGCGCCGATTTCGATGTTTTCGTTAATCGTCCAGGTCTTCTCCACGCCCGTGGCCGCAAAGTTTCCGTACTGGCCATTTTTCCAATTGTGAGAAGCGCCATCCTCTGCGAACTGATAAACCGTCCCCAGGACCGGCACCGTCCACGCCTGGCCAATTTGAAACGCCGCCGCGCCATCCTCCCAAATGCCGTCCCCCGAATAAGCGCCGAAGCATCCAATCGCAGCCGAGAAACTGCCGATGCCATTGGTCACAGTCGTCAATGGAATTGTGAGAGCCACGGCCACGATCCCCTGATCT